CAGAGCGTTGAGTGGTGAGCGTCTTGTGACGTCAGGCAGTGCGCCAGACACGCAGACCATCCGACATGGTAGCCGTGCGGTACTCCGCTTCCGCAACCTTCTTCTTGGCCGCAGCCACCTTGCGGCGCCACGAGTCCACCAGCTTTGGCTCCGTCGTGTCGAACGGGATCAGGAAGCTGTCGCCAACTCCCATGTCAAGCAGAGGAAACTCGACAGCGCGACGGCCACGGGCCGGACGGGGAAGGTCAACACCAGATTCGATTTGGAACGTCATGTCGGTCTTTCAGAACAGCGCCGGTTCATCCGGCAGAGGCGCGGCCCGAGTGGCAGGCGGCGAGACGATTAGCACCGAGCCTGAGGCTTCGATGCTGACTGGGAACGGCCACTCCGTTGATTGAAGCTCCAATGTAGCAGGGCACCAAGGTGCTGTCAACACCCATTGAAGACTGTCAGGGGGTTTTCTCATTGGTCCGCATCTGTAGCTCATCAATTGTCTTTTGCATCATGGCTTGGTTTATCTTGGCCGCGATCCTGTCCCCTGCCGTGCCACGGGACGGCGGCTCGATCCAGTAGGTGATTTCACCTATCCGGTGCCCAAGTCCTTCGACCTCTGCGGGCGATGCAGCATCGAGCAGGGCTATGGCCGTGATCATCCACTTCGGTAGCTGATCCATCCTGTACCACGCGTCTGTCACAGGCGAAGGACTCGGAGGGTAGGTCTTCAGCGTGACACCTTCCGCGCTGTGCCTGCTCAGCCGGTAGGTGGTGTTGAGGTCTCGTTCTTCATCGATCATTTATTCTCCTTCGCAGCGTCACGTTGCGCCTTGGCCTCTGCCTCGGCACGGAGCTTCATGAACTCCACCGGGCCGATGGACTCCAGCTTGACTGCGCCATCCTCCACCAACGTAGCGTAGTTGGCGCTGTGGCTCCCGCTCCACTGGTAATCTATCTTGTAGATGTCGTTGTTGGCAAGCATGTTGAACACAGCTATGCCCGCGTCCTTGGGCACGATGAACTTGTTGCCGTGGATGGTGAGAATGATCAGGTCGAACGGTGGTTTGCTCATGATGATTCCTTGGTTGGGGGTTGAGATCCGGTCCCGCGATGCGGGCTTACTTCCTTGCGTCATACAGTGCCTCCGCTAGTACGAAGGGCGGTTCCTCGGATTCGATAGCCATTCGCCACCCTTCAGCAAAGATAACCCAGGTTTTAGTTACACCGTAGTACTTGAGATGCATCAGGCCCTTGTACGTCACGTACCCTTCCGGCATGGTGTGCCTTTCATAGAGTCCGAATCGCGGTGACGGAGGCGCATCGACCAACTTCCACTCACGCTCGGGGCCTAGGGGCTTGGGTAGTTCATTTTGCAGCATCGTACAGAATCTCCGCTAGTTGGAACGGTGGATCTTTGGATTCGGGGAGTCTGACTTGCCATTGTTCTCCATTGAAATTCGCTGATACGAACCAGTCAGGTGCTATGACTGAGTGTGTTAGCGATAGCCTCCACTGAAACGTATGTATGCCCTCCGACGTTACACAGGGCTCGTGCAAGGCATACCGCAGCGGACGGATGGATCTGAGATGCCATTCGTACCCAGGCCGCAAACCTGGGATTGGAGTCTCAGGTAGGGACATACAGCGTCTCCCCCACCGGGGCACGCAGCCCCTTGGTGCTGATGCACCACAGCACGGGGCAGGGCAGCGTCGCAGGCCAGGGCGTGTACCCATCCGTGAACATGATCACAGCATCCGCGTTGATGCCGCGCTTATCCATGTAGCGGAACATCGACCGCACGTCGGTACCGCCGCCCCCCTTGGGCTTGGTCACGTTGGCGATGTCGCGCACGCGCTCACCCTCGTACACCTCGTGCGCTGCCACCTCGGCGTCCCAGTAGATGACGTCCACCGTCTGGGGGCTGACCGACTCACACGCACCAGCCACCTCAGTCAGTGCCCGTCGCAGTTGCGCTTCACCGATGGACCCGCTGGTGTCGATGCCGATGACGATGCGGTCCACGCTCTCGGTGTACCTGCTTGGCATGTACATGTCCTGCCCAAGCCAGCGCCGTGCGGGGCGGCGCCATGTGCTCATGTCCTCACCCTTGGCGGTCGTCTTCAGCCAATCACGCAGCACGTCCTGCCAGGGCACCACAGGCTCCAGCAGTGCCTCGACGTCCCGCGCCATGCCATGGCCCAGCTTGCCAGCGATGAGTGCGCCTTGACGCAGGGCCGTGTCCACGGCCTTGGAGACCTCCTCGGCTTCGGCTTCGGTCAGGGGCTTCATACGCCCGTCAGCAGGGTCGTCGCCCTCACTACCCCCGGGCTGCGCGGGCTGATGCTCATCGAACTGTTGGCCCTTGGGGCTACTGCCCCCGCCCCCGCCGCCTTGCGGCTTGGACTGGGCTTGTTGTTTGAGCCTGCGGTACACCTCACCGGTGTCCATACCCTTGAACTGCTGGTCGCAGTAGGCATGCTCCCAGATCGTCAGGAACTGCTCGCCCGGATCTGCTTCCTTCAGCATGAGGTTGATCACCATGTCCTTGGCGATGTTGCTCAGCTTGGCGTCTTCCTGATCGAGCTTGGCCCAGGTGGTCATGTGCATCAACAGCACATGGTAGTACTCGTGCAGCACCACGAAGCGCAGCAGCTTGTCGTCGCACTTATCGATGAACTTGCGGCCATACAGCACGTCCCTGCCGTTGGTCGCCGCAGTGGGGATGTCGTCCACCACAGACCACGTACCGATCATCAGGATCGGGCTGATCGCAGTGAAACGCTCGTCACGCATGATGGCGCTACGCGCCTTGGTGATACGTTGTTCTGGGGTCATGGTAGCTCCTTCGGAGCCCCGGGCAACGCCGGGGCGGTTGGTTTGTCAGCGCATCATCCAGTTGTTGGCGGTGCACCAGTTGGTGAAGTCGATGTTCTTAGCTGCGAACAAAGACTTGCCCCTGATACGGAGCAACTGATTCACGAACACGCCTTGCAGTTCCAGAGGCAAGCGCTTCATGTAGGTCATGACAGGGTTGAGAGTATCCTCCATGGTGCGGTTGATCGCCCGGTGAACCACCATCATAAGCGCTGCGGGGTTGTCAGGCAATGCTGCCATATCCGGGTTGTTGATGATGGACTGCCACGCCGGGAGCTTCCTACCCAACTGCACATACACCTGCAGATCAGCCGCCGAGCGGTAGCCAATCAAGCCAGACAGTGCAGCACGTTCAGCGTCGTCGTCCTCGATCTCCGCATCCAGCACACGGCCAGCAGCGGCGAGGGAGCGCGGCGTGCAGAACGCCTTGCGACCGGGGTCCTTGCGGTGCCAGATGTACGGGTTCTGGTCAGGGTTGTTCACCGTGTCGTCGTCCGCCAGCACGTCAGGCGTCTCCGTGACCCAGGCCAGGACAGCGTGGTGCACACCGTTCTCGATACCCCACTGCACCCACTCCTCGGCGGTGGGCTTGCGCATGGTCACCACTGACATGCGATTGCGGACGTGCATCTGCAGGCTGTCGCCCACACCCTCGGCGCTGAGGTTGGTCGTGCCGAAGACGATGCTGCCGTCAGGCAGCATACGGTTGCCCACACGGTGGTCCAAGATGATTGGCAGCAGCGCGTTCTGTACCGAGCGCGGAGCCTTGCCGAACTCGTCCAGGCAGATAGCCACAGGCTGCTGACCATGCACGCCGAAGATGGCGTTGGGGTAGAACGTGCTGGTGCCCGTGGCGTGGTCCACGGCGGGGAGTTGGATGTCACCCACGTCGATCTGGGTGCAGTCGATGTAGACCGCACGGTGCCCGGGGAACCGCGCTGCCAGCATGTACAGCATGCTGGACTTGCCCGAACCCGAGGGACCCTCCACCAACACGCTGGTGTGGGAACCGACCGCGCCGATGATGTTGGCGCACTGATTGATGCTGAGCTTGATCATGGTTTCTCTCTCCTAGATTTACTGGTAAAGGGGCCGAAGCCCCGGGGGATCACTCTTGCCCCGCCTTGCGGCGGTGCGCTGTGGGTCACAGCGCAAACTTATCCAGAATGTCCTGCATCGCGGACTTGGTAGCCCGCTGCAGTTCGGTGGACTCCTTGAGCGAGTCGATGTCCACCCGTGTGAGGGCAGTCTCAAGGTCCTGCCGCGCCGCTTCGAGCCGGGGGTCGTTGGTGACGTTGAGGTCACGCAACATGGCGCACAACTCCAACCCCTGCTCCAGCATGCTGTCGTACAGCTTGGGGCGGCGCTTCTTCTTGATGTCCATTCGGACAACGCCCTCCTCAAACACATCCTTGATCTCAGACCCTACGACATTCCCATAATCATCGTACACAGGCACCTCCTCGGTGCCTACCTTGACGGCGCCCATGATGGGCTGTTCTTCCACTGCGTCGGGGTCATGCTCCAGCACAGCAGTCATGCGCTCGTGCACCCACTCGACCTGGGCCTTCACACGCTGCCATGTGTCAGCCACGGCGCCCGACACCCGTTCCGCGAGGGCACGCTCATACTGCGCTTTCAGTTGGGCAGCGGCTTCGTTGCCGATGTCCACACGAAAATCCCCGGCCAAAGGCACCGGGCTGACGGACAGCACGAAGCGGAACTTGCCGCGCACCTCGGACACGGGCGGGTACTCGCTGCGGTCGAACAGCGCACCCATCTCGAAGGCTTGCTTCGAGATCTCGGTGCCGTACACATTCACGAATACGTTCAACAGATCGTTGAACCGCTGCTCGTACTTTGCAGCCTGCTCCATGACCCGCAGGTACTGGGCAGTGGTGATGAGCCTGCCACCGTTGTCGTCCCAGGGCAGGGTGGCGTTGTTGAACCAAACGCGGGCTTCACCGCGCAGGGTCTTGATGGCTTCGAGGGACGGGCACTCGGAGAACAAGTGCTTGCTGACCGTCGCCGCACGGCGGGACTTGGCACCCTTGTTCGCCAGGACTTCCGCCTGGGTGTTCTTGTCCAACTTCCGTGCTTCCCATACAGATATGTTGAGGCTTCCGATCATGGCGGAAGATGCGATGCTGATGGTGTTCATGGTTTCCTCTCTCGGGTTGTGCCCCCGTAGGGGCGGGGTATCAGTTGAACGTGATGAAGCACACGAGGCATTCCCCGTGCGGGCGGAGTTCGATCATGTCACCGTAGTCCACGGTGACGGTGCGCTTACCCGTCCACCCTACCGCTGCCTTGGCACGCCGCACGCAGGCGTACCTGCTCAGCAGGTCAGGGGCTTCGAGCGTAGCCCTGCGCACCCAACCGTAGTTGGGCTCGTGACCGAACGTGTCGGTGACTTCGATGTTGATCTTCATGATTCCTGGCTTCGCCACGGTGCGTGCACCGTCCTTGTCTTGGTAGCTTACGGTTGAGCCAAACATGTTGGCGATGGATTGCGCGAGTTGTTTCACGATGTCCTCTCAGTTAAACGCGTTTAACAGTAAACCCCCTTGCGGGGGTGTCGGTCAGCGGTGCAGTCCACCCTTGTTGTTGATCCCCCTCGCCGCTTCGCGTGCGAAGTCTGAGGTGAAGAACATAGCGCCTTGTTTGTGGGGTGTGAGCACGGTCCACGAGCGGCGCTCTGCTTTGGCTTCCTCTTCCCCGCACCACAGGCAGAGCCTGTACCCGAGGGCAGCGCGAGCGGCAGGTACGTCGTCCCCGCAGCGGGGGCATGTTGCGTCTGTCATGCTTCCTCCAGAACTTCCATGTCCATCTCATACGACGTAGCCATAGCCACGTCACGGCAGTACTGATCCGCTAGCTGCAGATACAGATTGAGGATTGCTTCGAACAACGAGTCCGTTGTGGCGATCTCCTGATAGTCCGTCTCGTCGGGTTCCCAGTAGCCCCCATGCACGGTGTAGGGGATCTGCACCGAGTACTTGATGCACGGACGGGGCACCAGCCCCACGGTCTCGCCCTCCTGCATGATGATGCAGGCACCGCCGATGGACAGGGTGTCGTTCTCCTGCTCGATGGTGTCCAGGCTCACGTTGCCCATGCGGGCATACTGCGCCCCAGACTTACCCAGGGCCTCGACGTAACGCTTGGCGTTACGCACGTCACGGTCAGTGAATCCAATCTTCATATCAGTCCTTCGGACCCGCAGCGCGGGTCGGGTTGAGGTTGTCAGGGGCGAGCGGGATGTCTCCCGTGCGCTTGCAGTACTCGATGCACTCCTCGTGCGATGCGTGACGCATCACCGACAGGTGCCCTCTCGGGTTGTAGCTTGTCCACTTCGTGGGATGGCTGAGCTTGGGGAGCCCCGCCTTGAGTTGGTGCCATGAGGGCATGTCACGCCTCCATCAAACGAATGACCTTCGACATCTTCCTACCGTGTGCCACGTAGGCAATCACGGGGAAGCTCTTGACCCAGCAGGCACGGCACCCATTGCACTTACCGCCGTGCTCGTATGCTTCGCACACCTTCACGTCCCAGGGTGCTGCCTCTTTGCTCGGCACGATGGTGCTGCCATGCAGCCCAGCAGTGAACGAACCGTCCACCGCATCGCTCGATTTACGGACAACCACGTTGTCCAGGGCTTCCATCGAACGAATGACCGACAGGAACTTCCTGAACTTGTGCATGCGGGTAGGCAACCAGTGCTTGCACCATGGTGTGCGCCGCATCACCATGTAAATCTTGTACGCCAGGGGCAGTGTGTACATGTCACCGCTGTCGAACCAGCGGAAATACACTTGCCCATGCAGCGCGTGGACCATGTCGTCCACCCACTCGTCACGCTGCCAGTCCTCTTTGTTGTGCTCACGCGGAGCACGCACGTTGGCGAACACGTAGTTCCCCGTGGTTGCATAGCAACCCTGACAGGCAGGCACCAGCCCGCCACCATCCGCGACACTGCCGGGGCATGTGTCCAATGCATTGAGGCTCCACGACATGATGCCGTCGAGCTTGGAAGTCTTGCTTAGTTTCATGCGAAATAGCTCCCTACGATGACTTGATCTTCGTCAGCGAAGCGGAACAGGACGCCGGAAAAGAACGTCTCCGACACGATGCCGTCCCAGCTTGCCAGCGGCGAGTCCTCGGCCACGACCATCGCCCACCCCATCGGGGCACCGGGCACGGTGCGGATAGCCTGCGTGTCGTACACGTCGTACCACACGCCCTTGTACTGCACGAAGCGGCGGTCGAAATCGTCCCCGACGTAGTCGAAGTCGGCCCGGACTTTGACCGGGAGTTCCGCGAGACACGCCAGCGGACGCAGGTGGTTGTTGGTAATGATGTTCATGGTCTTACGCCTTTCTCATTGATTTGTTTACCAGTAAATCCCGACGGGTTCGTCGGGAGGAAGATGTACCACTTGTCGTTGTGGTACGGACCTAAGCAGCGCATGCCCATGGCACGCAACTCCTTGATGATGGCCGGGTCCACGGGGCCGGTCTGCTGGATGACCGGGATCCCGAAACGTCTCAGTTTGAGGGGCTTCATTCGTCGCCCCCACCAATTTTCCCCTTCGCTACCATCACACCCTCACGCGAATCCAGTCAAACCCGAACCCCTCGGGCAGGGTGGTGGCGCCCTCAGGCAGGCGCCCACCGCGCAATTGGGCGACGTACAGCACGTCCCCGGGCTGCAGGGTCACGCTGATACGTGCCATGGGCACGCCCAGGACAGCCGCCGTGTCGGCATGGCCGACGCAGCTAACCAAGCCCTCACGCGAGGGCTCACCGCACGCCGAAAGGCGCACGAACGCGAGCAGGTGCCGAGGCACCATGCCCAGGGAAAACGCGTTTCCGATATAGACAGTCACAAAACTCTCCGGTTTTCGCAGCACATGCTGCCTAGAGTGCTCGTAGCTCCGGTGCACACCCAGTGTGCGGACGGTTTGCGCGAAGCGCTCTAGGCAGGGGGCATAACCCCCTGCGATGTTGCGACTACGGTCTCGCCCCACGCTTTCGCGTTGTGCGGATTAGGCACATGGGATCCCCGCTCATGCTGTCGCTATATGTTTGTAGGTTGTGGTTCAGGTATCCACAACAACCTGCGCAGGGTCTTTCCCCTGCGGCCTACGCGTCAACGGTCTCTTACCGTCGATCACGTCGAGGAACTGAACCTCACCCCATTTGTCCTGCCACAGGCAGCGGTGTCGGGCTAGCTCGGTATCTTGTCAGCAGGCTTATGGGTAAGCCTGCGAAACCCCGGTATAGCGGGGCGCTTGCTAAGCACCCCTCCCGGTACTGGATTGTTAAAGAGCTTGTTATACACTGTATAACATACCGAGCTAGCTCGGTGTCGATAGGCTGATCTCCCACCGACAGATACATTATAGCATAGACTGACCCTTATGTCAAGTCAATAGCTTCCGTTTGTGTGTCTGTTGTATCGGGCTGTGTTGGTGCAGGTTTGATGGCTTTCTTGACTCCCCATGCGTCCAATGCTGCGACCTCCTCGGCAGTCTCCGGCTTGGAACGGGTCTCAAGCAGCTTGTAAGCCTTCCGGCTCACCAGCACTACGTTGTCCGACGCCATCGGCCTGGACATGTCCCTACGAACAATGGCGATGAGTCTGTTGTCCTTGGGGTAGCTGTGCCTGTCATAGATCAGCGGCAGTCCCAGCAGTGGGCACCGCTCGGGGAACAACCGCTCCCCATGATGCTTGATGAGCAGGTCCTCGGTGTCGAACTTGCCATACCTTGCGACGGTGCCAGACCCCCGGACAACGTCCCTGCTATAGGCAGCACTCTTTGCACGTTGTACCTCGCCCACCAAAGCACGCCACCGTGGGTCATGCTTGTATTCGGCAGGCTTCGCGCGGCCTTCGGCCTCGGTACCGCCCATGGCACGGCGCACCACAAGAGGAGACACCTCGAACAGTTCAGCCACAGCGGGCACGACTTGGAACTCCTCCAGGCCGCTGCGCTCCATGATCTGGCGCACGGTCTCACGCAGGCCCAGGTCCCTGATCTCGGTCCACACGTTGTTGGGGGTGACCTTGTGTATGGTGTCGATGGCGCTCTGCACGGTGTGCACCGTCAAGGGGTCCAGGGCTGTGATGTCGGTGGCGCCTGCGGCGCCCTGGAGCAAGGGTGTACAGTATTCACACAAAGCATAGGTGGTGCCCGCAATGAAGTAGACTGTCCGGGAGCCGGGAGGGGTGGCGCGGGGCACGGGCTTGTTGTGCAGGGTCTCGGGCACTTGGGGGTGGGGGCGGTAGACCCAGCGGGGAGAGCCTGTGGGCTTCGCCCGCAGAGCCACGCGTTGGAGCAGGGTGTCGATGTCGGCGTGCTTCATTTGTAGAGTGTGAAGGCTGAAGGGACGGCTATTGTACTACAAAAACGGACTCGGATGCGGGGGGATGTTCGTGAAGTTCCTATTGTTCGATTTATATGCGAATTTTAAGTGGTTGTGGGGGCTCAGGAAAATGGCAAATGTTCTGTAAAACTCTATGTTCTGGAAGTATGAATAGCTCCACGGCAAGTAAAGAGACTTACATCTCACTAAATATCACTTCTCCCCCTATATATTTTCACTTATATGAAGTTGTATTAGGGAAATCCTTACCTACCTACCTATATTCTTTTTAAAAAATAATAGAACAACGGAACAAAAGCGAACTTCTCTTTTGAAATCAAGCACTTGCGTGCTCGCGGACCCACCGAACATGGCAGAACAATAGGAACATGCCACCCGCGTGCTCGTAAGGCTGCTCGCGGACTCGTTTGGGGACCGGGTCTCAGCGTGCGGGGGCGATGTTATACACTGTATAACATTTGTAGAAATGCTTTCCGGGGGTTCGGCGCTGCCCAGGCGTGCGTTGTGCGTTGCGCTCGCGTACAGGCGCGGCCTCCTCGCGTACTCGCGTGCCGCTCGCGTGCTCGTTGACATCCGGTCCCAACCGGGCACAAAAAAGCCCGCAGGGCGCGAACCCTGCGGGCTGTGTGGCAAGCCCCCGAGGGGGCTGCGATCATCAGGACTTCCGGACCCTGCGCATGCAGGCGATCATCTCAAGCCCCGAGTCTTTGAACCGGTCGACGTCCGCGACGTCGACCATCTTGGTCGCATTCGCAATCCATCCCTGGATGGTCACGATAGGGTCATCACTAGCCGCTGGCTTCTCATCAGCCTTAGCCTTCTTCTCGCGAACCTTTTCGACTCCGTTAGCCACGTCAATATACTGACGCACACGCGACATCATCGGTCCGTCGACAAGCATCATGTAGGTACGCCGTTGGGTCTTCAAAACATCGTCATCGATGTCCCTCAACTGATCGCGGGTGAGGCCCAAAAGGTCCGCCACTGTCCACTTGTTAGACCCTTTGGGAGTCTGTTCGGAAACCGAACCCGGGACGATGGATTGAAAGGCCAAGCCCTTCTTCGACGCTGAGACGCCCTGGACGATGAACCCGCGAACCTGATCGTGCACCGACTGGTCCCAAAGGTCATTCGGGTTCTTCTCTGTCGATTTCACCAGCATGTCCGACACAACGCCGACTTTGGCCAACGCCTTACCGGCGCGGCTCCACTTGTCGCGCGATACATGCTCAGCTGCGGCAGCATCAGATACTGCAGCGGCAACGGGAGAGAGGTCAAACTTAACTTGCGACATGGTATGTACTCCATTGGTTTGTCGCCCCTAGTGCGTCTAGGTCCGTATCGCATCGGTATTGATGCGATGGATGGACTATAACATGGCAGGAAATGGCGTCAAGTTAAACACTGTATAACAGACCCCACCCATCCCCAACCCCCCGCTGGCATTTTGGAGTCCCGCGCGCTGTTCGCGCTGTATTCCGCACAAACGAAGACCAAAAGTTATGAATCTTCCATTAACACTATACAAACTAAGGGGCCACTATGAACTACAAAAACTAGGAGCCACTAGGGACTATAAACTAAGGGAGGAAGGAGGGTAGGGGGGTACCGAAATAGGAAACCACCCCCCAAAGGGGACCCAGAGAACCTACCCCGTCAATGGGACCCAAAGAACCGTGGTTGACGCGAGACTCCCTAGTGCAGTAGTATTGGGGAACGCCAAGGTGCGGCGCGGGAAGCCACCATCCATGATCGAAGCTCCACTCGACGATTTCATCCCCCTTCCGACCGGTGCAAAGACTCTGAGCACTGCCGAATACGCCACCCTTCGGGCCAAGGCTCAGGCTGCATGCCAGACCGCTTCCGTGCTGCTCGACGAGGGGTACGAGTCTGAGCCCCCGCAGGCAGAAGCCCTGCGTCGCCAAGCGGCGGATGTGCTCAAGTACGTCAACGCAGGTCAGGCTGCTCCCACGCAGATCATGACCTCTCCGGAGGGTGCGCTCTACATCGACCGGATCCTGACGCAGTACGATATGGAGGTGGTGCGCGACGCCAAGCGCTTGCGCAACTACGTCACCAACAAGTTGATCTTGGAGACCGAGAACCCCGACGCCAAGACGCGCATGCGTGCTCTGGAACTGCTTGGGAAGGTCAGTGACGTGGGGCTGTTCACCGAGCGCACGGAGATCACCGTCAACAACCGGTCCACGGTCGAGCTTGAGAACACACTGCGGGATAAGCTGCGTCGCCTGATGGGCGCGGACACTGCAGAGGACGCCACCATCCTGGCTCCGCCCATCGAGACCACTGCTCCTATCGACGTTGATACAGCTTTGGCGGGGCTGGAGTGAGTACAACTCTGACCGTGCCGGAGATCCAGACCCTGATGGCAAACATCGGGAAGCTGACTCCTGCCGAGCAAGAGCAGTTGATGAGCGTTGTGGAGGAGTTGGAGCGTCGAAAACATGCAAAAGCATGCAGAGACGACCTCCTAGCCTTCTGCCAGCACATGGATCCAACGTACATTGTTGCGACCCACCACAAAAAGCTCGCAGAACTGCTGACCAACATCGCCTACGGACACAAAGATCGCATCGCAGTGTCCATTCCACCCCGGCACGGGAAGTCCCACCAGATAAGTACGCTGTTTCCGGCGTGGTTTTTGGGTAAATTTCCCGACAAAAAGGTGCTGATGGTGTCCCACACAGGGGATTTGGCCGTAGATTTTGGTCGAAAAGTGCGAAATATCATCGCAGACCCGAAATATGCGTCCGTTTTCCCCGGAATCAGCCTTGCACAGGACTCAAAAAGTGCCGGAAGGTGGTCTACAAACCGTGGAGGCGAGTATTACGCCTGCGGTGTCGGCGCTGCCCTTGCTGGACGGGGTGCTGACCTGCTTTTGGTCGATGATCCACACTCGGAACAGGACCTTTTGGCGGGAAACTTCGAGGAACTTGAGAAAACGTATCAGTGGTTCGCCTTCGGCGCCCGTACTCGTCTGATGTCAGGGGGCAGAATTGCAGTGGTTCATACCCGCTGGCACCAAGATGACCTGATTGGGCACCTCGTCAAGGACGGTGCCAACAATCCCAAGGCCGACCAGTACGAAGTCTTCGAGTTCCCGGCCATATTGGAGACCTCCAGCGGTCTCAAGGCCCTCTGGCCTGAGAAGTTCGATCTGGAAGCCCTGGAGCGCACCAAGGCGTCGATGCCTGCGTACCAGTGGAACGCACAGTACATGCAGAACCCCACGGGTGAGCAGGGTGCGATCATCCAGCGGGACTGGTGGAGGCCGTGGAAGAGGGACGCTGCACCACAGTGCGAGTACCTGATCATGGTGCTGGACGCAGCGGCGGAGAAGAACAACCGTGCCGACTACACAGCGCTGCTGACGTTTGGTGTATTCAGTGACGACGAGCTTACCAAGGGCGAGCCGCATATCATCCTGCTGAACGCCATCAAGGTGCGTGTGGAGTTCCCTGAACTGAAAGATCTTGCCATCCGCGAATGGAAAGATTGGGAACCTGATTCGTTCATCGTTGAGAAGAAGTCCAGTGGTACGCCGCTGTATCAAGAGCTTCGTCGCTTGGGTATACCCGTGCAGGAGTTCACGCCACACAGGGGTACCGGAGACAAGGTTGCACGCATAAACGCCGTGGCCGACGTGATTCGCTCCGGTATGGTGTGGTACCCCGAGGGACGGCGGTGGGCTGAGGATGTGATCGAGGAGTGCGTGGCGTTCCCGTTCGGGTCCAACGACGACCAAGTGGACTGCGTATCCATGGCGCTTGCGCGGTTCCGCCAGGGTGGGTTCATCGGCCTGCCGTCCGACTATCAGGACTACACTCCAGCCGCCGCACGCCGCACGGCGTACTACTGACCCCCAACACTGCAATGACCGACTTCTCCGGTGCCAATCAGCTTATCGACCGCCTCACATGGCAGTTGAAGAACTCCGGTATGACCGGGGACGTGCGCCAAGCCGCGTTGGACATCCTCAAGAGCCGGGGGCATGTGAATGACAAAGGCGAACTCACCGAAGCAGGCAAAGCCCGCAACGCCATGACAGCCAAGGAGCGAGCCTTGGACCGTGCCAAACGTGCGGGGCGTACAGGGTCATTGACCTACAACCCCCAGACCAACCGTGTGACGCGTCGCTGAGAGCGACGTACTGGAGCCCACCATGGCGACGAATATCGACAAAGCCCTCCTTGCCAGCCCCACGCCGCTGATGGGACTTGCCAACGAACCTGCCATCGAGATTGAGATCGAGAACCCGGATGCTGTGACCATCGGTGTAGACGGCATGGAGATCACCCTGGAGCCTGGGAGTGACAGCCCGGAGGACTTCGATGCCAACCTCGCAGAGTTCATGGACGAGGGCGCACTGCAGACGCTGGCTGGGCAGTTGATCAGCGACGTCGATGAGGACCTGCAAGGGCGCAAGGACTGGGAGAGGACGTACTCCGAAGGGTTGAAGCTGCTGGGGCTCAAGGTCGAGGATCGCACCGAGCCGTGGTCAGGCGCCTGTGGGGTTTTCTCCCCCATCCTCACCGAGGCGGTGGTGCGGTTCCAGAGCGAGTCGATCACCGAGACGTTCCCGGCGCAGGGGCCGGTGAAGACCAACATCATCGGGAAGAAGACACGGGAGAAGGAGGACGCTGCGGCGCGTGTCAAGGACGACATGAACTACCAACTGACGGAAGTCATGACGGAGTATCGTCCGGAGCACGAGAAACTGCTGTGGAATCTGCCTATCGCTGGTTCGGCGTTCAAGAAGGTCTATTACGACCCGAGCCTGGAGCGGCAAGTGTCGGTGTTCATCCCGGCTGAGGATGTCATCCTGCCTTACGGTACGTCGGAACTGTCGTCGTGCCCACGGATTACGCACAGGATGCGTAAGAACAAGAACGACATCACCAAGCTGCAGGCGGCGAAGTTCTACCGGGACGTAGATCTCCACGAGCCCGGGAAGGACATCACTGAGATCCAGAAGAGTAAGGACAACGAGACAGGGTTCTCCGCGTCCTACGATGACCGGTACCTCCTGCTTGAGGTGCACGTAGAGCTTGACCTGCCTGGATTCGAGGACGAAGAAGACGGTGAGCCCACGGGCATCGCGCTGCCCTACGTCGTCACGATCCTGAAGGACACCCAGGAGATCCTGTCCATCCGCAGAAACTATCTGGAGGATGACCAGACGCGGCAGTCGCGCCAGCACTTCGTGCACTACCAGTACGTGCCCGGGTTCGGAAGCTACGGGTTCGGCCTGATCCACCTCATCGGAGGCGCGGCCAAGAGCGCTACGTCGCTGACCCGGCAACTGGTGGATGCGGGCACGCTGGCGAACCTGCCCGGGGGCTTGAAAGCCCGGGGCCTGCGGATCAAGGGTGACGACACTCCCATCGCTCCGGGTGAGTTCAGGGACGTGGACGTGCCCAGCGGGACGGTGCGTGACAACATCATGCCCCTGCCCTACAAGGAGCCCTCACAGACGCTCCTGGCCCTGCTGAACGGCATCGTGGACGAGGCTCGGCGGTTCGCAGCCACTGCGGACATGAAGGTCAGCGATATGAGCGCCCAGGCCCCGGTGGGTACCACCCTGGCCCTGCTGGAGCGGCAGTTGAAGATCATGAGTGCGGTCCAGGCGCGGATGCACTTCGCCATGAAGCAGGAGTTGAAGCTCCTGGCCGCGATCATCAGGGACTACACCGACGAGGACTACAGCTACGAGGCTGAGTCTCCCGAGGGTGCCCGGGCCAAGCGCAGCGACTACCGCTACACCGAGATCATCCCGGTGTCGGACCCGAACGCGGCCACCATGAGCCAGCGGCTGGTGCAGTATCAGGCGGCATTCCAGATGTCGCAGAGTGCGCCTCAGGTCTACAACATACCCCGGCTGCACCGACAGATGCTTGAGGTGCTGGGCATCAAGAACGCCGACAAGCTCGTCGAACTGCCGGAAGACCGCAAGCCCACCGACCCGGTCACGGAGAACATGGACGTGCTTCGCATGAAGCCGCTGAAGGCGTTCGCGTACCAAGACCACGAGGCGCACATCGCCACGCACCAGTCGTTCATGCAGGACCCACGGATTGCTGCGGCTATCGGTCAGAACCCCGCTGCGCAACAGATGATGGCCGCGCTCATGGCGCACGTCGCAGAGCACACAGCGTTTGCATACAGGGCGCAGATCGAGATGCAGCTTGGGGTACCGCTGCCCGCCATGGATGAGGACGATGAGGTGCCCATCAGCCCGAGTGACGAGAAGGCCATCGCGCCGCTGATCGCTGCCGCTGCACAGCGCACAATGATGCAGAACCAAGCGCAGGCTGCTCAGCAGCAGGCGCAACAGCAGGCGCAGGACCCGGAGATGCAGCTTAAGCAGGCTGAACTCCAGCTTAAGGAACGCGATAGCCAGCGCAAGGCTATGAACGACCAGTACGACTTCGAGCTTGGGAAAGCCCGCCTGGAGCTTGACCGCATGAAGACGCTGATCGACGCCAACAAAGGCAAGGAAGACCCCCAGCTTAAGGCCGCTATGGCGCAGCAGGAACTGACCCACAAGGAGCAGATCCACCGCCAGAAGATGCGCCAGCAGATGCAGAGCGACGCCATCAAGGCGCAACGTGAAGCTCAGAGAGCGGCGCAGCGGGCTGCGCAACCTAGCCCTGGGGTGAAGTGATGGAAGATACCAAGACTCTCGGAATCTTGCGCAAGAAGTTGCGCGAGCGTATGAATGACATCGCCGATACCGTCGCTGGTGGAGGCGCGAAAGATTTCGGTGAATACCGGAATCTCTGCGGACAGATACACGGACTGGCTGTCGCAGAGCGTGAAATCCTTGACCTACAGTCTGCATTGGAGCAATCGGAAGATGAGTGAACTTATCCTGTCGGACGGGAAAAACGAGACCGTCCTGCCTGAAACTGATGGAGAAAAGGCACGGCAAGTACCCGACCCTGTCACGTACCACCTCTTGTGCATGCTTCCGGAGGCTGAAGAGTCCTTCGACAGCGGCATTCTCAAGTCCGGTCAGACGATGCACTTTGAGGAAGTGCTGTCGCCCGTGCTGTTCGTCGTGAAGATGGGTCCGGACTGCTACAAGGATCCCCTTCGGTTCCCTTCCGGCCCGTCCTGCAAGGTGGGCGACTTCATCCTTGTCCGCCCCAACAGCGGCACGCGGCTGAAGATTCACGGGCGGGAGTTCCGCATCATCAACGACGACAGCGTTGAGGCTGTCATTCAAGACCCGCGTGGTGTGCAGAGGGGATAAGCATGGACAGGCAAGAGTTCAAGTTCCCGGACGAAGTGCCGGTGAACACCAAGGAAGAGAAGGTCGATTTCGAGATCGAGGGCAACGACACCGAGGTCGAGGTGGTGGACGACACCCCTGAGGTGGACCGTGGTCGCAAACCCCTGGATCGTCCGGTCAATGACCCTACTGACGATGAGCTTCAGGACTACAGCGAGAAGGTACGTGCCCGCATCAAGGAACTGACGCATGCCCGTCATGATGAGCGGCGTGCCAAGGAAACCCTGGAGCGGCAGCACAACGAAGCCATCAGAGCCGCACAGGCGCTGGTCGATGAGAACAAGAAGCTCAAGGAGCAGTTGACCCAAGGGCAGACTGGGTTTATCTCCCAAGCGCAGAAGCTGGCGGAGGTGGAGGTCGAGAAGGCCAAAGCCGCGCTCAAGGCTGCACATGAGGCGGGGGATACCGAAGCCTTTGTGGACGCCCAGGCCAAGCTCAACGAAGCGGTCTTCAACCAACAACGCGTCAAGGCATTCAAGCCCCCCTTGCAAAGGGCGGCGGAACCTGATAACGTGTCGGCACAACAGGCCGCGCCTACGACACCGGTTCAGCAACCTGATGCCAAGTTTGTCGCTTGGAAGCAGAAGAACCCGTGGTTCGGTGAAGACGATGAGATGACGAGCTTGGCGTTCGGCCTGCACAACAAGCTCGCCAAAACTGGCATGACTCTCGGATCGGACGAGTACTACTCAGTCATCGACCGGAGGATGCGGCAAGTCTTCCCGGACAAATTCGAGTCCCCCGTGGACAGGTCGGAGACCCCGACCAAAAAACCCGCTACGGTTGTAGCGCCATCGAGCAGGGCAACGTCGGCCAAAAAAGTCGTGCTGACGCAGAGTCAACTGTCCACTGCCAAGCGACTTGGGCTCACCCCCCAACAATACGCACAAGCTGTTGCGGAACTGACGAGGAATGAGAATGCCTGAGACCCCACGGATCCCCCGCGAGTTTGAGACTCGCGCCAAGGCGGAGCGTCCCAAGACGTGGATGCCTGCTGAACTGTTGCCGGATCCCCCCAAGGATCCCAACTACGCGTACCGCTGGATTCGTGTCAGCACCTTGGGTACCGCCGACCCGAGGAACATCTCTTCCAAGATCCGCGAAGGCTGGGAACCTGTCAAGGTTGCAGATCATCCTGAATACGCCCACCAGTGTGACGACAAGCCTCGTCTTCCTGGCAGCGTGGAGGTTGGTGGCCTGCTGCTTTGCCGAACCCCCAAAGAACTCGTTGATCAACGGAATTCCTTCTACCTCGGTCAGGCGACGGGGCAGATGGAGTCTGTGGACAACACCTTCATGCGCGAGAATGACCCCCGGATGCCGCTGTTCAAGCAGCGTCGTTCCGAAGTGTCGTTCGGACGCGGTCAATGATTCAGGAGTCATAAATGGCTTACCCCACGATTGACAAGCCCTACGGGCTTGAGCCGGTCAACCTGAAGGGCGGTATCCCGTTCGCAGGTTCGACTCGCATGATCCCCATCGGCCAAGGCTACGCCACCAACATCTTCAACGGAGATGTGGTCGGCCTGTCCAACGGCAACGCCATCATCACGCCTTACAACGCGGATACGCAGTCTGCTGCGGCGGCTGGTGACATTCTCGGTGTCTTCCTGGGCTGCGAATACAGCACCGGGGCTGGCCCGATCTTCGGCAAGCTGCGGCAGCAGTACTACCCGGCGAGCACCAACGCACCGAATGCGGTGGCCTACGTGCTGGACGATCCCAACGCGCTGTTCAAGGCGGCGGTGATTGCGCAACCGCAAGGCAGCGCCAACACCCAACTGAACACCGGCACGACCATCGGCTACATGTCGCCGTCGTTCCTCGGCACCAACGCCTTCCTGATCGCTGGCAACGGCGGTTCAACGGCAACCGGCAATTCGCTGGCGGGTGTTTCGGGTGGCAACCCCACGGTGTCCTCGTCGGTGGCTGGCAACATCCGCCAGACGGTCGGCACGGGTGCCGGTACCTCGCCCTGCCTGCGCGTGATCCAGCTTGTGCCGGATACCGCTGTCACGGTGGCCACTGCGCTGACTTCGTCGCCAGCGGCGGGAACGACCTTCACGGTCTCCTCCACCACGGGCATCGTTCCGGGCATGCAGTGCGTCATTGACGGCATCTCTGGCACGACGGCGGGGTCTCCTGGCAGCAACCTGACGGTCACGGGCGTGGTCACGTCCACCTCGACCATCACGGTCAGCGCCAGCGTCACGGCCACCAGCGGCGTTTCGGTCTCCTTCATCGGGTACCCCGAAGTGATCGTCGGCTGGAACTTCGGCTACCACTCGTACCTGCTCGCCGCTGGCGTCTGAGGAGTCTGAATCATGGCAATTTCTCGTGCACAGCTCCTCAAGGAGCTTCTCCCCGGTCTGAACGCCCTGTTCGGTCTGGAGTACAAGCGCTACGGCGAAGAGCACAAGGAGATCTACGAAACGGAGACCTCCGACCGCTCGTTCGAAGAGGAGACCAAGCTCTCCGGCTTCAGCGCCGCTCCGGTGAAGAACGAAGGTCAGGCCATCTCCTACGACAACGCGCAGGAAGCCTGGACCGCTCGTTACAACCACGAGACCATCGCTATGGGCTTCTCCATCACCGAAGAGGCGATGGAAGACAACCTGTACGACAGTCTGTCGGCGCGGTACACCAAGGCCCTGGCCCGGGCAATGGCCTACACCAAGCAGGTCAAGGCTGCCGCCATCCTGAACAACGGCTTCAATGCCGCCGTGACCTACGGCGACGGGCAGGCCCTGTTTAGCACCGCTCACCCGCTGGTGTCTGGTGGCACGAACAGCAACCGTCCTTCGACGAATGCTGACCTGAACGAAACGTCCCTCGAAGCGGCTGTGATCCAGATCGCTGGTTGGACGGACGAGCGTGGGCTGCTCATCGCCGCCAAGCCCCGCAAGCTGATCGTGCCCCCGGCGCTCCAGTTCGTTGCTACGCGTCTGT